AAGTTATAAAAAAAAACAAAAAAAAAAAAGAGTATTTCATCTTTTCCCTCCGAGGTGTCCTCTTTTCTGGACGTAGTGTGTTATAGGCCGGTCCTTACTGGACAGACACGCACACACAGACACACAGGCGAAAACTTGTAGACGAAACGTCTAGAAAAAAGAAGTAGACGAAACTAGTTGAGAAAACAAGTAGACGAAACATCTAGGCGAAACACCTGGAAACAAGTACCAGGCGAAACGCATTGGAAAAAGATGGAGACGAAAGGCTGGAAAAAACTTAGGTGGGAACTACTAGCAGGTAATACGAGCGAAGCGAGTAGGGGACCGAAGTCCCCCCATCTTGTCAGATACGATGTAGTAGCTGAGTGCCTGGGCAACACTGGCCGCCTACATCGTCAATGTTCCTGCCTTCGGAGTCTCGCCTCACAGGCAGTCGGCAGTCTCTACACTTCAGACTCCGCTGGGAGTGTCGCTGGGACTGATGTTTGAGTAGTGCCCTCAGTTTCTCAATCATCAGCGCATCATCGTTGGATACACTGTCCATGTATCGCACAAGTGCATCTTCAATCAGCCGTGAGTGTGAGATACCGAGAATACGAGCATGGGCCTTGCTCTTCTCCCATATCTCTTCAGTCGCGACATAGATGGTGTGGTTCTTTCCCATTACCATCTCGCAATTTCCCAAGTAACGGTCGTCACCACCGGCTCGTCCGTATACCAAGTGGAATACGACTCCTTCGCCATTTCAATGGCAAGGTCGTTTTCTTGCTCTTCGAGGAAGCCTCGGGTCTTAAACCCGTTGGCGAAGGTGACACAGTAGAGATACATGTTGTTCTGTCCTTTCGGAATGTCAGAAGTGGGACCGACCAGTGGATTCTAGTCGGCCCCTGCGAAGTGGACTACTCGTCCTCGGGCACGTCTACGCCGGCCATCTCCGCCGCCTTTTCGCGCGCCTCGTCCTCGGTATACTTGCGCTCGCCAGTCGCACGGTCCTTGAGTAGACGCAAGTCCTTGAGGAAGTTCCGGTAGGCAATCATTGGGTCGTCTTCTGCCGTCGGCTTGACGATACCGGCATTGGTGAGAGCAAGTGCCAATGCAGCGCCGCGCTTCTTGGCGAGTTCCTCAGCATTGCGGACCTTGAGTGTCTCCTTGTCGGTCAGCGGCTTCGTCTCCGACATGTTCTCGAAGACATCGAACGTGAAGGTGTAGGGAATGGGAGTGGCGAGCGTTTCGCCGTAGGCCGTGCGCGCAACTGACTTGCCAGTCTTGGTTTTCATTGTCTCGTCTCGTCTCTTGTCTGCCCGGTGTCGGCCGGGTCCGTTTGGCGCGTTCGTCTCAACCGCCGATACATAAGAGTATCACGAGCAAGGTCCGCCGCAACAACAATCGACAACGTGCCGTGCGAATAGTTTGCAATTGTGTGCAACGCCCGGCTTTGCGTCTCAGAGCGCTCTGCCACCTGCAAAGACCTTTGCCGCGCATAGCACTTTGCAAAACAGAGCGAACCGTCACCATGCATACCATATCCATGCATAGCATCCATCTTTCCATCTTTCATTCTTTCCATCCCTAATTCAATGCAAAGGACTTTGCAAAACAGAGTGCGCGAAACTGCACAGAAATGCATACACGAAACTGCACACGGGTGCATACCGTTGCACACTTTGGCACTCTGCCTCGGGGGGAGGGGGTGGTGTAGCAATGAAATGTTGGTTGAAGAAAAAGAATTAGAAAATATATCCCAGAAATAAGGTACCATAAAAGATGGTTCCATATGTCTGATACAGTAAGTTTACAGTCCGGGTAGACAAGTAAAAGTCATCTATTTTTGGGTTCGTAAACCGTTGCGATCAAAGGAGTTAGGTGGGATGCCCGATTTGACTTTGCCCGCGAGTTTCGGTAAACTCGGAGGCGGGCCTGAAGTATTTATACGAAGTAGTAATAATCTTTGAGTGCGCATTTAAAGTAGGAATCATATGGCGGTTGGATTAGTGGACGATGATGCATTCGAGCGGGAGTTGAATCGTGGAGTGGAGTCAAAACAAAAGACTCCTACTCCGGCGATAGAAGTATTGACTCCACGCGGGCGCAAAGAGGGAGACGTGAATGTCCCCGATAGTCTGAGAAAGATTATCGGAGAGACTTCTGTCATCGAAGGACGCGCCGCTGCATTGAGTCTCGCATCTGAGTTCGGAATCTCTCCCTCAAGTGTGAGTGCGTACGCAAAAGGTGCGACTAGCACTACATCTTACGACAAGCCCAAACCTAGTATCATAGATCATATTAATAAGTCTAGGCGTAGGGCTGTTTCAAAAGCAAGTAAGACTCTTAACGCTGCACTTGGAAGTATCACGCAGGAAAAACTAGATTACGCAGATGTGAAAGACTTGTCTACGATTGCAAAGGACATGTCTGTCATCATTAAGAATCTAGAGCCGCCCCCGGAAGTAGTTACATCTGACGACAAATCTAAAGGTCCGCAGTTTGTAATCTTCGCTCCTTCGTTTAGAAAAGAAGAACAGTTCGATGTGATCACAGTGAACGAATAGATGGGTATGACATCTATTGACGCGCACTTGTCGCCGGGCGTAGCCCGGTCATACCTAGGTTTGGGTCATAGAGTCTCCCCCCTTTTTGCGGAAGAAGTATCTGTCGGGGTACTTCTTCTTTCTTTCGACGAAAGGAATAAACAATGGAACTAGTCAGACCTTTGTACCACGATCCATTTGCACCTGTATTGTTCAACTCTCCTATGCTGGAGATTACGGAAGAACAGCGACAATACATGTGGGAGATTTGTCAGGTCGCTGCATCTGACAGTCGATTCGCTCAGAAATCTTATAACGCACTTCTAGTCGTCCTCACTAAAGGCTCCGTCAGGATGCCAGTCGTTGGTAGTCTATCCCCCAATACAGCCGCACTTGGATCAGATTCATTTACTCTGCATGTTCATGGCGAGAACTTCGATGAACAGTCACAGATTGTATGGAACGGTGGACTAGAGCCTACAGTCTTCGTGTCACCTACTGAACTGACCACAGGCGTAAACATGGGAACTGCACAAGTAGCAGTAGATATTCCTGTGCAAGTGCAGTCAATCGAAGGTGCGCTGTCTAACAGTGTGTTGTTTACACTTACCCCGGAGGTACCAGTGGCACGTAAAGAAGACAATCCAATGACGAAGAAAGTCGAAGAAGCTGCAAAAGAGATTCGTGACGCAGAGCAGAAGCGACGAGATGAAGAACAGAAGCGTGTAGAAGCAGTGCAGAAGGAAGCTGACAAGCGCGCAGAAGAAGAAGAGAAGAAGCGCAAGGAAGACGACGAGAAGCGTAAGCTAGAAGTCAAGAAGTCTGTAGAAGTCGAGAAGGACGTTACTATTCATCCGCCTACCCAGAAGAAGTAAGTCATGGCAACAGAAGCAGTTCCGATTGGAATGCTTGTCACTTTGAAAGCAAATCAGATATACGCACTCCCAGCAGTGGGGACTACTCTCTTTACGGATGCGCCCGCACCGAGTATCGCGCAGAGTAACAGTCTGACGTTTGCTACGAGTTCTCCAGTAACACTTACTGCGGGCGTGTCGAAGGTATATGGCGCGTTTATTCGTGCAACTGCGGACACTGTAGTCGTGCTGAAGCGAGACTAACATGGGTATGTTTGGAAATATAGGTTCTGCAATGGGTGGCGTATTCGGTATGGGCCAGAAGTCTCAGCCTATGTCTCAGATGCAACCTAAACAGCCCCAACAGATGAATCCCCAGCAGAATCAAAGTGCGATGGGTCCATCTAATAGAATGATGGGTCAGCAAGTAGCGGGCGGGGCTATGGGTCGGCAGCCTATGCAACAACCTATGCAGCAGAATCAGCCCTATAATAATCCCGGTTTTATGGGTGCCCAAAAGCCTCAACTGAATAATCCCTATCAGCAGCAGGGTGGCACTAGTAATTTCCAACAACAGATGCAACAGATGATGCAGCAGAACCCACATAAGATGGGTCTGTTTAATACGCCCAAACAGTTTCAACAGCCTGTGATGCATAATATGATGCAGCCGCAGCAGCAGCAGCCTCAGTTTAGTCCGCAGCAGCAGCAGTCACCAATGGGTCCGAGTCAGGGACTTGTAGCAACTAAATATCCAGAGCCAGGCGTTCAATACTAAGAGATGTCCAAACTACGTAATCCAAATGAGTGGCGTCCAGAGCCTAAACAGGAATTATTTCTAAGTGTTCCCACTACAGTCAAAGAAGCGTTCTATGGAGGCGGTGCGGGATCTGGAAAGAGTGATGTACTTCTACTGTACGGCATCGTTCATAGATGGCATGAACATCCACTATTTAAGCAAGTATTTATGCGGAGGACTTTTCCCGAACTGCGAAATGAAATTATTCCGAGAAGTAGAGAACTTTATCGAAAGTTTGGAGCAACTCTCAATAAGACTGAAATGTGTTGGACCTTTCCTAGAGAAGATCAGTTCGGGACAGGGACATCAACTAAATTTGGCCCGCATAATGAAGGAGCAATGATCTTTCTAGGTCATTGCGAGAATGAAGATGATGTGCATAAATATGATTCAATGCAGATCAACTTATTCACTCCTGATGAACTTACCTCCATCACCGAATGGATCTACTTATACATTGGATTCCAGCGCGTTAGAAGTCCTGTGCCAGAACTGCCCTCTATTATACGCGCAGCAGGTATGCCAGGAGGCATTGGACACACTTGGACTTATAAAAGATTCATTAAACCGGCACCAAAAGGTGGAAAGATAATCATAGGACGCGGTGGGAACAAAAGAATATACATCCACTCAACTCTCGAAGATAACCAATACGTCGATCCGACTTACAAACAATCGCTACAGGGCATTACTATTGACGCTGAGCGCAAAGCCAAGCTCTACGGAGACTGGGATGCGTATCAGGGCCAAGTATTCGACGAATTCCGTGATAGAAAGTTTGAAGATGAACCCGAAAATGCCTTACACGTCATAGAACCGTTTGAAATTCCGGACTGGTGGCCGAAAATAGTCATCGGTGACTGGGGTTTTGCGGCTATGACCTGGATAGGATATGGGGCCATCTCTCCCGCGAAAAGAATCTACATCTATCGTGAGCAACATTGGGTCAAGACGAAGATTGCAGACTGGGCGCCCCTAGTTAAACACTATATTGACAAAGAAAACCCGAGATTAGTTCGTTTCTGCAAAAGTGCAAGTCAAGATCGCGGGCAAGAACATACAATTCAGCAGCAAATTGAAGAAGAACTAGGTCAGCAAATAGAACTATCGAATAATTCCCCTGGTTCACGTCTGGCAGGAAAGATTCTTATCCATGAATACCTACGATGGAAGCCAAGATTCGTAGAGGAGAGTGAAAAGCCGGTCTATAACGAAGAATACGCGATGTGGATTCATCGCAATAGAGGAATGACGGAGTATAAATCTTACTTACAGTCATTCGATGACGTAGAGCCGGAGAGAAATATACCCAAGCTCCAGATCTTTTCTGGGGTTTGTCCGGTATTAGTCGAAGCAATTAAGGCTTGTAGCTATGACAAGCCAAAAGGGAATAAGCCAGCAGAAGACATAGCTGAATTTGAGGGCGATGACCCTATCGACGGACTGCGATACCTAGTAGACGCTGCGGAAAGTTTCTTCGACGATGCTAACGTAGAGTTTAAGCGGATTCAGGCTCAAGATGCTTTGGTCAGGAAGTTGTCAACGGACCAAGACTGGACTGCATTCTACCGTAACTCTACGAAAGTCGAATCTGACCTGACTGAAGTCATTAAACCTGTGGGTAGGTATAGACACTAGTTATGAATTGGGATGAAGCATTTGAACATTTAGTAAATATATCCTATCTATATCTATCACATGAAGATAGGAACATACGTGATATGGCAGTTTTCATTTCATCTCTGAAAACTCATCAAGAAGCGTTGAAGAAGATTCTAATTTACAAATGATAAAAGAACTACTCTATAAAATTTTCCGTCTGGAGCCAACGCCTTGCCCTGTATGTGAAGTTCTACGCGAACAGCTTGCCAAAAGCGAGCGGGAACGCAGTGAGCTACTACAGAGAGCGTTGGCTCCACCTTCTTCTGTAGTCGAGTCCACTAAGACTCCTACAGAAGAAATGACTCCTATAAAGCCTCAGTTTATTCCGTGGCGTGTCAGACAGCAGATGCTTGAGCAAGAAGATAGAGTCAAAGCGCGACTGACTAAGGATAGAGTAGAAGAAATTGCTGCGCTAGAGAAAGAACTGGGCGTAGGAAATGAAGCACAGACAGGAAAGATAGTAGTGAAATGATTACAACAATCATTGTTCTCATAGTCTTAGGCGTGTGCCTCTATCTAGTCGAGACTTACATTCCGCTGAGTGCGCCCATTAAGATTGTAATCAGAGTCCTTGTCGTCTTGTTCTCTGTTCTGTATCTACTACGCGCATTCGGTATCGCAGATGTTCCTGTCTTGAAGTAGCGAGAGAATAGAAATGGGATTCTGGTCGAAACTTGGCAAGATTGGTCTAGCTGCGGCTCCATATATTGCTGCGCCATTTACAGGTGGTGCATCTTTATCCTTTGCGCCTATGACGAATAAGGCGCTAGGTGCATGGAATGCTAAAGACGCGCAGAATAATGCTGCACAAGGACTCGGGCCTTCTAAGTTTGACTCGATTCTAGGAATGGGTAGTAATCTCGCTGGTGCTGTGAGTTCATTCAAGGGCGGTGGAGACTCAGAAGACGAAGGCGGGGCTATGGGCGGCGGAAATATCATGAATATGATTAAAAATCTAGCCCCCAGTCCACAAGCAGCAGAAGCTCCACAAGTATCACAGAATAGACCTGCACTAACGACACCTCAATACGGGATGGTTTCTAATAGCGCGGGCGGATCTACTGGCGCGTCAGCGCCCCAATCAGGAGCCGCACTAGGCCCGAGTGATAACTTTGTGCAACAACTAGCAGGTAGTACCAAAGCGCGCATGGATCAGGCTGCTATGAGTCGCCCGAAGCCACAGATGCGTAAGAAGTCGTTCCAATACGCGTAGACATATGAGTACAGAAATTAGAGTAGTTGACGGAGTTGTATACAAGCAATGCAGTTCCTGTCAAGAATTTAAGCATCTCGGTAAAGAATACAGTTACCATGCTCAAGGATTCATGAGCACACAATCTCTCTGTAAGGAATGCAGAAGGATTCGTGGTCGGCAATACTATGCAAATAATTGGGAAAAGGACAATGTCCGAAAGAGGAACTGGGTTCTTAAAAACACGTATCAACTTTCTCGTGAAGAATATGATGAAATGTCGAAAAATGGTTGTGAGTCCTGCGGTGAAAAAGAAGCTAGACTATGTGTGGACCATGATCATAAAACTAATAAAGTCAGAGGAGTCCTATGCACTAGATGTAATACCGCATTGGGTTCGCTCAAAGATAACGAAGACTTAATCTTGAAACTTGCTGCATATATCCGTGAAAGAATGCCGGTGACATCATGAATAAGGAACTAACTGATGACACTAAGCGTTTATTGAAGCAGCTCGTAGACCACTTCGACGACGAAGACCGTGCTGTTAGGGATAGACAGATTCGCGTATGGCGACGATTGAAGTTGCTATGGGAAAATGTCCATCATACCTACTATTCGGAAGTCGCACATGATTGGCGCATACCGGAGAGTGAAAGAGCGGGTCAGGATTCGGATCAGGGTTATTACGACAAGCCAGTCAACGTCTTCCGCGCTTATCTTGAGTCTATTATCGCTGCTCTATCTGTTACTGTACCTCCTATTACATGCTACCCTGATGATGCTGAAAATTCCCTAGATATTGCGACGGCAAAAGCGGGGGATAAAATCTCTGAACTAGTTTTCAAACATAACGACGCGCCCTTGTTGTGGCTGCACGCACTCTTCATCTTCTGCACTGAGGGGATGACTGCATGTTACACATATCCGAAGACTGACGAGAAGTATGGAACTTACGAAGAGAAGCAATACGACACTGCGAACGAATATCACGAACAGAAACTCTGCTCATCGTGCGGTGCAGAACTAGAAGACAGGGATGTCACGCATGACGAGATCATGCAGGATGATGATGATGTCTTGCAGGAACAGGCACTAGCAGATTTGCAAGAACAAGCAGAAATCTGTCCAATGTGCGCTGAACAGATGATTCCTGAGATGGCTCAGAAGACTGTCTCAGTTACTAGACTTGTAGGAATTACAAAGCATCCGAAGACACGCATTGCGATGGAAGTCTATGGGGGCTTGTTTGTAAAAGTTCCTGTATGGGCGCGCACTCAGGCTGAATGTAGTTATCTGATCTACAGTTATGAAACTCATTACGCTAATGTCTTGGAGCAGTATCCACACCTGCGAGACAAGATTCAGCAGGGAGGAGCTAATCACGATCTGTACGAACAGTGGGGACGGACGAGTCCGCAATACAGAGGTGAGTATCCTGTTAATAACGTCACTGTTCGTAACTGTTGGTTCAGGCCGAGTGCATTTAATATCCTGACTGAAGAAGAGTGCGATGAACTCAAAAAGGACTATCCGAATGGAGTTAAAGTCGTAATTGTAAATGAATTTATTGCGGATGCATGTAATGAGGCAATGGATGACTTCTGGACTATCACGCACAATCCGTTGTCTGACTACATTCATTTCGATCCTGTCGGCCTATTGCTTACATCTGTTCAGGAAATTACTAATGATCTCATAAGTCTTGTCTTGCAGACAGTCGAGCATGGAATTCCACAGACTTTTGCAGATCCGAAAGTATTGAACTTCAATGCTTACCGTGAGAGTGAAGTAATTCCGGGTGGAATCTATCCTGCGACTCCTAAATCTGGTCATCCACTAAGTGAAGGATTCTATGAAGTCCGGACTGCAACTCTTAGTCAAGAAGTATTGCCGTTTGCAAACAAGGTTCAAGAAATCGGACAACTGGTTAGCGGAGCACTCCCTAGTCTGTTCGGTGGACAGATGTCTGGATCAAGAACTGCATCTGAATACTCCATGTCCCGTGCCCAGGCACTTCAGCGCCTACAGGGCACTTGGAAGATGCTCCTCTTGTGGTGGAAGAATGTATTCGGAAAAGTAATTCCGATGTATATTAAAGAAGTCAAAGACGATGAGAGACAAGTCAAGAAAGACGAGTTCGGAAACTTCGTCAATGTCTTCATTCGTATGGCTGAACTTCAGGGTAAGATTGGCTCTGTTGAAATTGAAGCTAATGAAAATCTGCCGATTACTTGGAATCAGCAGAAAGACGCAATCATGGAACTGTTCAAACTGAACAACGAGGGCATAACTGCGACGCTTGCGTCTCCGGAGAATATCCCGTATATTAAGCGTGCGATTGGCCTGAACGATTACATCATACCGGGTGAAGACGACAGGCAGAAACAATACGAAGAAATTCAACTGCTAATTACTAGCGAACCTATTGAAATGCCACCTGATCCAATGATGGCTGAACAAGCTATGATGATGGGTCAGCCGCCGCCGCCTCCTACAAGAGTTCCATCTATAGAACCTGACTTCGACGTAGATCAACATATCTTGGAGTCAGATATTTGTAGACGTTGGTTAGTAAGTGACGCGGGTAGACTCTGCAAGTTAGACAATCCGCCCGGATACGAGAATGTCTTGCTGCACATGAAGATGCATAAAGAAATGGATATGCAATTCCAGATGCAGGAAGCTATGAAACGGCAACAAGCACAAATGGCTATGATGCCTCCTCAGCCTATGGGTCCAGAAGGGGCAAGTACTGGTGAACAATTACCAGATGGTCAAGCTGAGCCTACTGTAAACTAGAGATGGAGAGTCTGACTCCAACAAACAGACCCAGAGGAATGAAATATGGAAGATGAAGTAATCGGAACTGATAGTTCTACCGAAGAGACATTTGAACTACTGAATGCTGAAGAAGAGACTGAAGTCTTAGAACTGCCGAAAGAAGGAGAGAAGAGTGGGCAGAAAGAAGATTCCGACGAAGAAACTGAAGAAGAAGGAAGCGAAGAAGGCGAGGAAGACGAACTAAAGGAAATTGAGGAAGAACTAAAGCGGGCAGAAAAAGACGAAGATGAAGACGAAGATATTAACGAACTTGTCACGCCCGTAAGGCGTAAAGACATTCTCGCAAAGTATCCAAAGCTCTTTAAGGACTTCCCGTATCTAGAGAAGGCTTACTACAGGGAACAACAGTTTACTGAAGTATTTCCGACTATTAAAGACGCGCGCGTCAGTGCGGAGAAGGCGCAGATACTAGACAATACTGAACGTCAGATCATGAGCGGCGACATTAGCTCTATTCTGAGGGCTGCGCGAGAAGAGAGTCAGGAAGCATTTAATAAAATCGCAGATAATTATCTTCCTGCACTGCGTAAGGCAGATCAACAGGCGTATTACCACGTATTAGGTGGTGT